GAGAACTTAATGCCTAGGAGAGTACCTAGAAAACCTAGACCTAAAAAGATTAATGTTCCCAAAGGATATGACAGTGCATGGGAGTATGACATTCATCAAACTATTCTTAAAGACTGGAAACATCATTGGGATAGAATAGAATATGTCATACAACATAAATACGAACCTGACTTTGTAAAGAAGATAAATGGTAAAACAATTTTACTTGAAGCAAAGGGTAGGTTCTGGGACCATGCTGAGTACAGTAAGTATATACATATACGAGAGGCTATAAACGCACACTACATGGAGCTAGTATTTTTATTTCAAAAACCTTACGCCCCTATGCCGGGAGCTAAGATAAGAAAGAACGGAACTAAACGAACCCATGCTGAGTGGGCGGAAACAAATAACTTTAGATGGTATAGTGAAGATACTTTACCAGACGAATGGAGAAACAATGAACTATAAATTTAATGAAGATCAATTACTATCTGAACTTAAAGCTTATGTAGATGCTACATACAGCGAACACTATGCCTCTGATAAGTACCAAGCAACAGATGTTATCATTGATGCTGGACACGGTGAAGGATTTACACTTGGAAACATTATGAAGTACGCTAAACGCTATGGAAACAAGGACGGAAAGAACAGAAAAGACTTGCTAAAGATACTGCATTATGGTATAATAATGCTTAACATACACGACACAGAGAACTCATAATGGTTGAAGATAAAGTAGGTATCAAGGAATATCTTGGTATAAAAATTAATTACAGTAACGAAAAGAATTTAGATAAGTTCAGCCTTGATACACTTAAGGATAGATACTTATGGGAGAATGAAACACATGCACAAGAAGCGTTCGCCAGAGCCTCCGTCTTCGGAGCCACCTACAAAGGTGTCACAGATTTTGAATTGGCTCAGAGACTTTATCACTACAGCTCCGCATGTTGGTTCGGCTTTAGCACTCCTATACTTAGTAACGGGGGAACAAGTCGTGGGCTTCCTATTAGCTGCTTCCTCAATTATGTTCCTGACAGTAGGGGTGGTTTATCAGATCACTTTGACGAGAACATTTGGTTGGCAAGTTCAGGTGGAGGTATTGGTGGATATTGGGGAGACATTAGGAGTAACGGTGTATCTACTGCTCACGGCAGTAAGTCTACTGGTTCTATCCCTTTCATGCATGTCGTAGATTCTCAGATGTTAGCCTTCAACCAAGGCGTAACAAGACGAGGTTCGTATGCAGCATACATGGACATTAGCCACCCAGAGATTGAAGAGTTTATTAACATGCGTAAAGAATCCGGTGGAGATATTAATCGTAAGAATCTTAATCTTCATAACGGTGTCAACATTACTAACGACTTCTTACAGGCTGTTGAAGCTGATGATGAATGGAGATTGATTGACCCTAAGTCTAACGAAGCTGTTAAAATGGTTAATGCTAGAGACTTATGGTGGCAAATCATTAACGCTAGAGCAGAAACAGGTGAGCCTTATATGATTAACATTGATACATGTAATGAAGCTTTACCTAAAGAACAGAAATCTTTAGGCTTAGAGATTAAACAGAGCAACCTATGTTCTGAAATAACTCTACCTACTAACGAAGAACGAACAGCCGTGTGTTGTTTGTCCAGTGTAAACTTAGAACACTTTGATGATTGGTCAGAGAACCCTATGTTTATACAAGATTTAATAACCATGCTCGACAATGTTTTACAACATTACATTGACAATGCTGTCGACACAGATAACTTAGGAGAATACAATGCAAACTTTAAACGATTCCAAAAACATATTAAGCCGGGCAAAGAAGGCTTTCTTAAATCTGCCTACTCTGCTTATAGAGAGCGTTCACTCGGTCTCGGTGCGATGGGCTTCCATGCGTATCTCCAATCACGCAGCTTACCTTTTGAAGGTATCTATGCTACGGGCTTCAATTACAAAGCGTTTAAACATGTTAAGGTACAGGCTACCAGAGCTTCTGAAAGACTTGCAGACGAACGTGGAGAAGCACCTGATGTTAGCGGTAGTGGCAGGAGGAATGCTCATCTTCTCGCTGTTGCTCCTAATGCCTCTTCTAGTATTATTTGTGGTGGGACATCTCCTTCGATTGAGCCGTATAGGGCTAACGTTTATACACACAAAACTCTTTCAGGCTCGTATCAAGTAAAGAACAGATACTTAGAAGACTTGTTAGCTAGTAAGAAGCTGACCAAAGATCAGATTAAAGAAGTATGGAAAGACATAGCTGGACACGAAGGCTCAGTCCAACATCTAGATATTCTTACCGATGAGGAGAAAGAAATATTTAAAACTGCTAACGAGATTGACCAGATGTGGATAGTAGAACACGCTTCTAAACGCCAAGAGTTTATCTGTCAGGCTCAGTCAGTTAATTTATTCTTTACTATTCCTACAGCCACAGAGCCACAGGAAGTACACGATGAGTACATGCAGTACGTCAATGATGTACACTGGTATGGAATAAATAAGCTTAAGTCTTTGTATTACTTTAGAACTAATGCTGCTAGAAACGCAGAGAATGTTAATAACAAAGTTCAACGCATCAAGCTAGATGAAGTTGAATGCATAGCGTGTGAGGGATAATATGAACTGTTGGCACTGTAACACACAATTAATATGGGGTGGAGACATCGACCTCGAAGAAGAAGACGATGGTTACATTATGGAAACCAATTTAAGTTGTCCTAAATGTAAAGCTGAAGTCTTAGTTTACTTACCAGCACTAGGAGATTTATGAAACAAGAAGCATTTAAAAATATATTTACGTCAGAGTTTAAAAGTTTTACAAGTAGAATGTGGGTTGATTACCTAGATGAAACGAGTAGTCCTTTTGCTAAGACAGAAAATTATGCAGGATATGTACTTAACAACCTTAAGTACTTGGTTAAAAAATATAACGACCAGTACGGTCAATCACACTTAAACGAGAAATAACGATGAGCCTATTAGATACAAGAGAATACTATAAACCTTTCGACAATCCTTGGATGTTCGATTACTACGTACTACAGAATCAAATGCATTGGATGCCTGAGTCTGTACCACTTCACACCGATGTCAAAGATTGGCAGGAACTAGCACCGGCTGAAAAGAACTTACTCACCCAAATCTTTAGATTGTTTACTCAGTCTGATGTAGATGTAGGAGCAGGTTATGTTGATAGATACATGCGTATCTTTAGAAAGCCTGAAGCTAGGATGATGATGGGTTCATTTGCAAACATGGAATCAATTCATCAACATGCTTACAGTTTACTGCTTGATACAGTTGGTATGCCTGAGATAGAATACAAAGCCTTTGCAGAGTACGAAGAGATGTCTAACAAACACGAGTATGTACATAACATCAAGACTACTAAGGCTGATAAGAAAAGCATTGCAAAAACTTTAGCAGTATACTCAGCCTTTACAGAAGGACTACAGTTGTTCTCTAGCTTTGCAATCTTGTTAAACTTCCCACGCTTCGGACGTATGAAAGGTATGGGACAGATTGTTACTTACTCTATCCGTGATGAGTCAATGCACGTTGAAGCTATGACTAAATTGTTTAGGGAATTTATCCAAGAGAACCTTGATATATGGACAGATGATTTCAAAGCAGAGCTATACGAAATCTGTAGACAGATGGTAGACCTTGAGGACAAGTTCTTAGACCTAGTGTTTGATATGGGAGACCTTGAAGGACTTACTAAGAAAGATATGTATGCTTACAACAGATACATAGCTGATAGAAGATTACTACAGCTTGGATTAAAAACTAATTATGACCAGAGAGATAACCCTCTTGGGTGGTTAGATGAAGTGATGGGTGTTGAACATCAGAACTTCTTTGAAGGTCGTGCAACTTCTTATATGAAAGCAGGACTACGTGGTAGACAAGATAAAATTACTTTTACAAACTTGGAGAAATAAAATGATTAACAAAAGTGAAGCCAACTTGGTAAGTTTTAAAGTGCTTCTTACACGTAACAATGAAATCGTTACAGAGTTTAGTATGTTACCTGAGAATATGGTAGATGAAATCTTCCCGAAAGATGAGAGAGATGTAATAAAATCTATCTTACGTAACGGAAAGACTAAGCTTGGAGACTTACATTCTTTTTTTCAACGAGAACTTAATGTTCTAAAATAGTATAAATCTTAATGGGCTTTTCTTTTCCTTTAACAAAGATAGAATCTAATTCTCTATGGGGTATATCACAGTTCTTAATTGTTTCATAACCTATGACAATGTCTTCTCCCACTTCTTTAGTAGAGCTTTCTAGCCTAGCAGCTAGGTTGACAGCATCTCCAATTGCAGAGTAATCAAAGCGTGTATCGCTTCCCATGTTACCCACAACTGCTTCTCCTGTATTTATTCCAATACCTATTTCAATTCCTAACTTGGCTGCTGCCATATCTTCCTTTATTTTCAGGGCTGTTTGGATGGCTCTGGTCTCATGGTTCTCTAAGTCTATAGGGGCATTAAAGATTGCCATCATAGCATCACCAATGTATTTATCTACCATGCCACCGTACTCTTT